ATGAAAAAAGACTGGCATACCGCCGATATTATCGCTGCGATACGTAAGAAGAATAAAACGCTGGCATCATTATCCAGAGAGCACGGCTTAAGTTCTTCAACATTAGCAAATGCTTTAACGCGCCCCTGGCCTAAAGGGGAATTATTGATTGCTCAGGAAATTGGTGTAACCCCTGCCGAAATATGGCCCAGTCGGTATTTCGACGAAAATAAGCATCCTATCAAACGAACCGTCCGAAATGATTTACCAAACAATTCTGATATCACATAAATTATTTCTATATCCGAAAAAGTAACGACAACTTTTAAATCACCAAACTAATATAACACGCTGAATTATCAGTTTTTTATTACACTCACTGCCCACTCTTTAATATCAGAATTGTATTCATAGTTCTATGAAAATGTAAAAACAGCCCGCATATTTTGCGGGCGAGATAATTAATCAATAATGTGTTTCAGACCATCAGAACACGAACCCGTCGCGTTGATTGATACCGCATTTAAAAAGGCGTCCCAATGTGATTATGTGTATGGCTCGCGGTAAACTACACTAATCTGTTGGCTATCCTCCCATACTACCGAAGCAATAACCGCTTGAACACGGGTTCAAGTCCAGTCGAGATGACCAAATTTAACTTTTAGATCAGTATATTGGGCCACTTAAACAAGAGTGGTTTGCTTGATCAAAGGCGGTAAATGTTAAAGGCCACCGGGAGGTTACCCCGATGGCCTTAGCTACGTTTCCGTTATCTATTTCAGAAATGCACGGATCAGCTCTAAAAGCGCGATTAACGCTTTGAGAACGATGATAGCAGTGTCAATAAATGCTTTCACCCGTTTGCTCCCGTTAGGAGCACGACTTAACCAGCCATTGCCTTTACGCTGCCTGTCCGGCTGGCCCTCATCTGTGTTAGCAGGAGAATATCGCGCTCTGACCGAGGCACTGAATCAGCACCACCTGTACTCAGCCAGGACTTACGAAAACTTGCGTCAAAGATACACAGGCCAGAACGCTACCCCAAACTAACAGCCGTTGATTATAGGTTTATTTTCAAATGATTCAATCAATTAAAATGATGAGTAGATAAAAATAAAAAACCAACTGGTGAGGTTGGTTTTTTATTTTAACCCTTGGATAGGGCAGTTTGTCTTTGTGCTATACGAGATTGGTAGCCTCGGTTCTAGCGCGACATTCTCCTGCTAACATAATCAGTCTACACCTTAAAAAAGGTGTTATCAACCTATGTCATAGCGTAAAAAAGCTCATACAAGCGGAATGATATTCACCCAATCACAGGCGAATACTTCTGTTTCAATCCATCGGATTTATAGGTCGTGTTCCTTATCGCGCTGGCATTCTCCGGCGTACCTGTGTTGTGGTGCGTATGGGCGGCAGTCTGTTCCGCCAGTGCTTTAACCACATCCAACGTCTCTAACATCAAGGTCATGACATTGATTTGCTGGCTGCCCACCCAAACCACGGGCGCGACGATTTCTTGCCTGGTACCGGCGATACTCTGCTTAAGCAGACCAATCTTCTCTATCAGCTTTTGTCCGATTTCGATACTGGCCTCTTTCCCTACGCTGGCAACGAAATTTGATGATGTTGCCATATTATAGTCACCGTCTGCGATTTGCCGGACAGCGCCCGCCAGTAACGTAGACGTGCCCAAAACCGTGGTTTTATCCGTGGCCTGTATCGTGGTTTCCCGTGCGACTACGTTACGTGTTTCCGTATCTGCCCTGACTTCACGGTGCATGGACGATTCATTAATGGTCTGGTCAGTCTGACGAATCCAGTTCCCTTCCTGAGTTACCCTCTGCGAAACTTCCGCCCGCTGCTGCTGCAATTGTTCGCCTGGCTTGATATCGGGCAAGGTATTACCCTGACTTAATGTCTGCCGGATAAAGGGCTTATCCGGTCTGCCTGCCTCAAAGGCGATTTCAACCACCGTTCCGACTGGCGGATATTGGAACATACCCGATTCACTGCCCGCCATCGGCAAAGGCAGCGGAACCGCGTGGTAAACAGGAACAGCGGCATCCTGACCATCATCAGCCAATAATTGTACATCAACCGCATAGCGTGGCCGGAATGGGTCGGAGATATCGCCGCTGACCGTATTTTCAGGGTGTGCCTCGATGCGGGCAAATTTGGGTAAATGCAGCCCAGCCGATAATTCGGGGTAGGCGGCATCAATCTGACGCTGTATTGGCGTTCTGGTCTGCGACTGACCGGTCAGTTTGTTGACGGCTTCCCATGTAATGACCATGTTTTCATTGTTCAGATTGACCTTGTTCAGCCGGTACTGATTGATCACTACACCTGGACGCAACGATGGGATCATGGGAATGGTCATCGCATTGCCTGCGGACTGGCACCGGCTAAATTCATTCGGAATGTCGACGGGTTTCCCCGCAAACATCGAATGCGCCCCGCTGCCCACATAAACCGAACCATCCGGCAACTGATGCCAGAGATAATCCTCAATCGAAAAAACCTGTCCAAGATTAGCCAGCAACTGATAGCCGGTACCATGATGAGTAAAATGCGGGATGGGTGTCTCCGTATAAGGGGCATCCGGCAATGTGAAGGTCAGTCCACTGTGCTCCTGCAACCAGTCCACAATCTGGCTCAGTGTTGGATGCTGAAATGAACACGGCCATAATCGGTCAAACACGCCGACCAGCTCACGCACAAACAAACGCTGATAACCGTTTTGGGCTGGCTGTGAGCGTGCCACATAGCCCGTAAACCAGCGTAATACCAAATCCGTGTAACCCACGTCCAGCCGCACCAGTTTTCCGGTGTAATCGGATGTCGTTTCCGCCGTGATAAAGCCACGGCCACAGGATGCCAGTTCCAGCATAATATTGGCGTCAACCAGGTGAATTTCATCACCGGAAAGATAGAGCCGGTTAATCGGTGTCATTATTTAGCGGGGCCTATTTTGTCATTAATCGGTTTCAATACTTTGCTTTCAAACCAGCTCAATTTTTCCGGCGCTTCCTTGGCGGTAGCACTTCCTTGCGTTGTCTGTGTCTGTTTCTTAGTCTGTACCTTGTCGGCAACGCGGGCGTCCCGTTTTTCAGCAACGGATAAATGTTCACGCAAAGTAAATGTCACCTGCCATGCCTGTTTACCGTCGATTTTGCTGGCATCAATGGTATGGGTGAATGTCCCGATACGAAAATTGATGGCCTGTGCGGTGAGGTTGGCGACACGGTAGCGTTTCAGATTTCCCTTATCTTTGGCCTCCGCCAGTGCAAACAGACGTGACAGCGTTTTTTGCTCAGTAAACGGAATGATCCCCGTAACACGTAACTCCTTGGGCTTAATGCCTTGCTCCGCTACGGCGGTACTGGATGACTGGCCGCTTTGGTCTGTGTCCTGAAACATCACCGATGGAGTTACGGTCAGACTTTTTAATGGGATGGCCTCGCCATCAAGGGCCAGTGTGATAATTTGGCTCATTGTGTAGCATCCTTTCTAATGCGCGAATATCGTCCCCGGCAAATAATGTCGCCAGCGTGTAAACGGCGTCCTGTTCGGGAATATCCTGACGCAGTTTTTCGGCCAGTAATGCGCCATTCCCTTTCCCTGAAAATGTCCAGACACGGGCCGATTTATTCCTGGCACCATTCAGAGCGGCAGTAACTTGTTGTAAGGCATTCTGTCTTACCGTCGTGAAGTTTGTTAATTGTGATTTCAATCCCGCAATGCTGCTGCCGACGCTAACCTGCGTTTCAGCCTGAGCAATCAATTGTGCATTCACGGCCATGCGGCTGGTTGATGTTGAAAATGGTTGCAACGGAGGCAAGCCGCTGCCCGGTTTCCCAGGCAATTGCATTTTGGTGATCGCCAGACGTTCCGCTGTCTTTGCCATACGGATAACCTGAGAAAATACCGGCAACGGTAACACCGCTGAAAATTGGGTTAAATGCTGGATAAATTCATTATGCGTCTTCGCGCAGATCATGAGTACCACGGCGCTGATGTTTCCCGTTCCCCGGATTTTATTTGCCAGATAATTGATGGCGTTTTCCGGACTCAGGTAGTGACCACTGTCCACTTTCTGACCGATACCGTATACGAACGGATGGACGGACAACATCGAGCAATGCATCTCCGTCATATTCGGAGAGATGCGCATTATTTTCCGTTGCCAATTCATCACGCGGGTTGCTCAGGCCAGTTGATATCGGGGGCAGTAGAAAGGTCCACTCTGTTCACCCGCACACGATATTTTTTTCCATTCCACGAGTGCTGATTTTTCGGCATCCGTGGCGATATCCAGATCAATGGCATCCTGTAAGGGCTTAATTGCTGCATCTGCCTGCTGCTGTAGAGCGATTTTTTGCTGTTCAGCCTGTTCAATTTGATGAGATTTTAGGGCTGATTTATCTGTGACCCATTGCTTACTCTCCCACTTATCAAAGGGGGTTTGGGGTGATTGTAGGGTAAGATTATCTGGCAACGCGCCGATGGCGGTAATATTGATCGGCTGGCCTGTATCGGTTACATACGCCGTTTTACCCCGATAGTCAGGCACATGTCGCCAGGATTTTTCATCTATGCTACGACAAATCGCAACATCATGCGTGTCAGGTAATTCAGGCGCATCCAGATACGCATTAGCCGCAACAGAAAAACCGCGGGGCACGTGATCCATATCGGCCCCAATATATTCCCGTGTTTCAGGATGACAACGATAAACCGCAACCCATCCGCTAACAATAGCTAACCCATCCTCATCAAACCGGGCCATTTGAATATTTGCACTATATTTAGACATTATTTTACCCTCGTAATATAAATCACTGATTTGTTAACAGGTCGGTTCTCATTTGCGGTCGGAACCACTCTGGATGCGTCAAATGTCCATGAAATCACCCCACCACCGGCACCGGCTGCCCGGCCACCTGCCTTATACTGGTAGCTGAATGCACCAGACGCGTTGCTCCCGCTCTCAATAGTGGGATTACCTAATGATCCCGTGATATTTCTGATCGCATCCCCCTGAACACTCCCTAGCGAACGACCAGAGTCCAGCCCCCTCCCTCTATCTAAACCACGCTTAAACAGCCCCCTGTCATCGGGTAATTTCAGATCGGGAAAAATTTTGGCGAGTTCAGGGTAATCTGCCGCCCGGAATGAGCGCCCCTCATTGGGTTCATATCCGGCGGGTATCGGCGCAGCTGCATGCCATTCGATAGTAGCGCCAATCGGGATACCTATCGTAATCTTTTGCTCTACGGCACCGTTAGAGTTGAGAAATCTGGTGTGCAACTGTGCATCGGCATCAATCCAAATTTGCCCCGTGTCACCCCCTACACCGATACTCACCCCTTTGGCCCATCCATTTTCCCGACCACAAGAAAATGGCCCTGAATAATGTCTGCCGGGTAGCTCAGTCATATAGGTAGTCTGGTGATAGGCGCCAACATCACTCGCCATCAAACTGATATCAGACGATAGCGATTTCCCGTTAATTCTCCTGTCATTCGATACAGCATTCATTGCCTGTTCGACGGTTTCCACTAAACCGATGTTTTTGACAAATTCACTCTTATTGGGAATATCTGCGCCGTTCTGGCTTTTAGCCAGGCGACTATTGGCGTTTTCGCTGACAACGGTTAATGCCGCATTAACAGCATAATCCCCTTTCGGCTGTTTCCCATGCAGGCCACTTTCCAATGCCTGTTGGGTCGCATATTTCCGTTTCACGCTATCAATCTCTTGATGAATAGCGGAAATATCACGGTCATTCAATGACCCTTTAATGCGCAAATCCATCACATCACCGTGACCATCAATACCCGCAACCGCAAAGACATAATGCGGATACCCTGCCACATCGATGTAGTTTTTAAGATCATTGGCGGCGATGATATGAACGACGGTTTTCCACTGATTCACCAAATTGCCTTGATAGCTAAAATCCGCATAAACGCGGGTATCGCGCAGGCGGTTAAGTGTTTGGTCAAACGCCAACTCACCCCGCAACCCGCCGATATAAGCCAGCCCCTTTTTGATCGTGTACCGGTCATCACGACGAACCACGGAAAACCCATCACCGAAAAAAGCCGCCTCACCGTAACTGTCGGTATTCATCAGGCGCTGCATTTCATCGATGCCAGATAAACGGGCGGTAAAATCAATCTGCCAGGTTTCCGCCGTAGTCATGATAGCCGTCTCTTTGGCTGCCCCTTCAAATTCCAGTAAAAAAGAGCGGGTCAGCACATTTCCCTGTAACCCGTTCGCGGTCTTAATTTTTTTCTGCGTTGGGGCATGGGTAATCATGCCAATAATGCCAGAAGCCTTATTTATCAGGCCAATCCAGTTAAAATCAAAATGACCGGCTTCCGTTCCCAATGTGACACTGTAGGCTACCGCGTTTTCACTCGCTAACCCTGTTTTGTTCACAGCCTGACGATGCACAATATGACTTTCTGCGGGTAATGTCTCATCGCGATTGATGGCAAGAGTGGGATCTAAATCCGGCACATAAGCAAAAACAAACTCATCCAAAACCACGGACTTTCCCGCCGCGGCCTGCTGCGCTTTCCATTTTTCAAAGTCTACTGTAATCACTGACGCCATATTATTTCCTTATAATGATGCACCGTAGGTCATATTAGATACGGTAATCGCCTTTAAACTGGCACTATCAAAAACGGACTCACCCGACATGTAACCCACTTTTAATAGCAGGGACGGCGAGGGCATGGCCGCGTAATAACAGCAATATTCCGCGCCTAAACTGCCCACACGCATAAACAGTTTGTTATTCGCCATCACTTCAAAACGGTAGCGGCGGCAAGTGCGGCCATACTGACGAATGATGCTCATCAGCAAATCAGGGTTTTCAGCGACTTGTCCGTCACTGACGCGCAAAATAATCACATCCCAATCTATCGCCGGTTGTCGTTCCCGTACTTCAACATGGCCGACACCTAAACGTTCAAAGATAGCGATAAATCCCGCGACACTGCCCGCCTCTCTGGCATTAATAAACGCGTATTTCACCCGTTTACGAAATAATGTCAGCGGTTCACCGTTAAAGCGCTGGATATCCCGCTGATAGGCCAACATCGGCAGTAATTCCGCCGAACAAGTTTCCGCGTCCAATTGGGCTAACGGCCATGTCAGCCAGCGGTAAATCATTAACCAGAACTCACGCGCGGCCCAAAGCAGTTTGGCGGGTTCTCCCTTATCCATCCATGACGGCAAGGCCAGCCGCTTGAGTCGTTCCCTGAATTCAGACATGCTTCACCTCAATTATCAGTGATTGCAGCCTGGGCACACTTAAATCACTCAGAATGTCATCCAATGAAAAAGTCAGTGATTCAATCTCGGCAAATTCACGGTGTATTTCTCGCCCCAGGTTGGAAAAGGAAAATCGGGCATACGGCCAGGTTTTTTTCACGTGATATTCCCTATTTTCCCGAAAGGCGCAGCGGATCAGGTTTTCAACATCCGTTTTTAATGTTGTTGCCTGTTCCTGGCTGTAGTTCGCCAGATTTGCTACAAACAACGTGACCAATAATTCATGGTGCGTTTCAGGCATCGGCAGACACTGCATATCATCCCCATGCCCATGATGCCCCTGATGGGTGATATAATCGTTCACTGCCTCAATAAAGGGCTGGCTGATGACCCCAGAATCCAACAAAAGATAAGCGTTTGCGGTGCCGGCGCCACGAGGCGCATCATGCAGGAAAAAAATGCGATCAATGCTCAAACCTGCCACAGCGGCAATCATACCGCGGTAAACTGCATCTGTATGATAGTTGCCCACCCAGTTATATTGGTTCCGACAACGGTCGCGCAAATCATCATCGGATTCGGCATCTGAACCGGGTGTCAATAGCCAACCCTCTTCATTCTGTACTCGCTCAATGCCAGACACTGCCACGGGCGGGATACGAAAATAACCGGGGGCAAGGTTGAAAGCACCGCCTGCCGCTTCTGCCCTGACAGGCAATAAGGCACTGGACACATCATCAGCCATCACTACGCTTTCCGTGGTGCTGACACGGTAAATTTCGCCATTAATGCGTTCGGTCTGGATCACCGTTCCGGCGGGTACAGTCACCATCGATGCACCTGCGGCTTTATAGAAGCGGAGCACACCCTCCGCGGCAGATGCGGGCTTGCGTTTCAGGTTTACCCCCCACGCAAACATATCCAACCATATGCCCGATGCGGTCGCCAAGTACATATTTTTTAAGGTGACATTGATTAACACCGCTTTCAGCCATAACACTGGGCGCGTCACTATGGTGTCAATCAGCCGCCAAAACGGAGACATTTTCGACGTGTTGGTGACAAGCCCCGCATCATCCACAACTTTAGCAAAGGCGGCGCTGATTTCGGCCTCCGTGGTCGGCATCCCGCTATCACGTAAGACCTTTTCATAATCAATCGTCGGTTTCGTTTCCACTGCTCACACTCACATTAATACGGCCAAAATCATAAGTTTCAGCGGCTATCCATAACTTAATGGGTGATTCTTCATTAATGATGACGGTTCCCGGAATAATCCGCTCATCGTCTTCGACCAGTATGCCTATCTGTGTGTGAATGTCTGCCCGTAGTGTTGGGCTGCGTTCGGCGATAAGTTTCGTTGCCAAGCCACTTTCAAGAATGGCATGTACACAATCCTGACCGATGGAAATACGGTTATGACAGAAACGTGGCTCATTCCCTGAATTGAGTGTGAAATTGCGCTCACTAATGAATAAATCAATATATTTCGGCTCATCCATATGCCACTTGTTCCCATTCCGTTAATTGCTCCGGTGTCATGCCGTTGGAAATATTCAACGTCACATTTTCAATTCGGCGACTGTTATCATTGATGGTCTGTGAATGGGTTGTTATTTCCTTGAGCAGACCATTTTTAGTCATGCCCTGTTTTCTCCCGCCTGTGAGTATCTCCTGCGTTTCAGGGGGGTTAACCCATTTCAGGGATCTTCACTTTTCCCACAGGTTCGATGACGGTTTTCTCAATAGCTTGGGTTTCAATATTGATACCGGGAATATTATTTAATTTATCGATAATCCAATGGTAGCTGTCGGAAAAGGAGTTCATCAGCCAATCCCATAAGCCGCCGAAGATATTGCCGATATTCTCCACAATGCCCGCAAAGGTATCCGCCAGTGAAAAACGGCTAAACCCGTTACACAGGTTATTCCAGCCCTCGGCGATCCCGCCCCAAACCGCACTGAATATCCCGCCAACCCATTTCACATACGCCGCCACCATCCTAAAGGCGGTTGTGTTCATCAGGGCCGCTTTGATGGCATCCCAATGCCTGATAAGCAGATAAATGCCAACAGCCAGCAACGCAATAGCAGCAATAATCAGCAAGATCGGCCAGGTCATGAAGCTGAATGAAATACCCGCTAAAAAGGCCGCAATCCTGACAGCCCGCAATACCCCGTGTAACACGCGTAATGTGGTGTTCCATGCAATAATAGCCGCGTTATAGAGCCACACCGCCGCCGCTCCCAGTTTCATGACAAGCGTACAGGCCGCCCAAATCCCCTTAAGGCCAATCCAGATAAATTTAGAGACGCCCATGACGAGATTGGCGGCAGCCCCCGCAGCGGCAAAACTCAGAATACTGAGAGTGATATAACCGACCCAGCGGGCGATATTAGGAAACAGTTTCAGCCAGCGCACCAATAATTGACCGGCATTGGCAAGCCTATTGACCAGTAAAGAGATAACCGGGAGCAATGTTGAACCTACGGCAATGCGGATATTCTGCCAAATAGCGTGTAACCGCGCCCACGGGTTCGCCATCCGCTCAGCCATTTCGCGAGCACGTTTCAGGCCATCATTGGCCCCTAACGCCGAAATATTCTTACGCAGCATATCCACATTGCTTCACAGTCACATGCAAAAAAGCTAATCCCCATGATTAAGGATAAACCTACCCAAAAAAAACCGATATAGAATTTTACGAGGAGATTTGGCGAGAGAGGATTTTAATACCACAAAAAACTCTTGACGCAATGGAATTTAAAATAACGTTAACAAAAACGAAATGAGCAAACTTGAAAAAGAAGAAATCAAAGAGAAACTTGAAAATGTAATTAACGGTAGAGATATCCACAATGCAATTTACATATATATACAGACAGAAAAGTGAACAACATAAGAAGGCTAGCAGCCGGTATCGGCGTAATACTACTTCTAAGAAAAACAGTTCATGATGATGCTTTTTTTGACATTAAAAAAGCTATCCTAGTTCCAGTAATTCAATTGATTTCATACAGGATGGATACCGTACTGAAGGATCATGCTGTAAATACTACTTTCTCGCATATTTGCTGGATTCCGATCTGCTACATAAATAGTAAAGCAGTAATGATACCTGTGATTAGGAAATGCGATATTTCATTAATGAATAAGGCAGAAGGAGAAATCGTTATAATCAACCCATTTAGCGATTGAATTAATAAAAAAGAATACTAGTAAACAGATAATACACAGGTCGGCATGATGTTATACGACTGAATAGTTGAAGTGAGGTTTAACGTTGATAAGTAAGCCTGCAGTCTGAAGAAGGTAGCAATAATTAATAACTGACACTGGAGTTATGTAGTATGACCCATTTTCTTTATCATCAATGCAAGGATTCAAGAGAAGCCGAGGAATTCAGAGACAAAGCTGAGGTTACAGAAATCCGCAGGACTTTATTGATAAGTTCTGGAAAAACAATTATCGATAGTCAGCTATCCCCTGATACTTCAGATGTTTTGAAACAACTGATCAATCGAGACATGAGCAAAGGGGATGACCTAGTTATTTTAGATCTTAACAGTTTGGGAAGGAACTCAGGAATGATTCAGGAGAACATAATCCGTTGTGCGAAGAAGTCCATATGCATACACTATTACTTTCCTCAAAAGAAGCTAACACCGACGGCTGATGGATATATTTTTACGTTACCACTTCCTAAGATTCAAAATGAATGCAGAAGGATGAACCTGGCTGCTTTGAAGACAAGGAATATCACTAACCCCTTAGGAAGGAAAGAGGGTAGTAAATACCGAATAAAAATCGAGGCAGCTAAGCGCAGTGGGCTAACTCAATCGGCGCAAACGGGATCGTCAGAATAGATATGCAACAATTTCCCTTCAGAACCGTTAATTCCCAATATATATCCATCTTTCGATTTGAAACGCAATTTAGGAAAAGGAGTTTTACTGTCAATCAGTAAATTGCCAACGGTTGCGGTTTTATTGCTAGAAATGCGTAAGAAAGTATTATCGCTCTCAGATTTAGCATAACTTCCCACATCCCCAGCATTCAGACTAATATCCCCGGGCAACGGCTTCCCGTTAATTTTCCGGCTATTCGGCACCGCCCCTTTAGCCAACACCACCATTTCCGATAAACCGATATTTTTTACAAATTCAGTTTTATTGAAGATGTCTGCCCCATTTTGATTTTTAGCGAGCTTATTATTGGCATTATCATTCACATCAGAAACAAGTTTCTGAGTTGCTGCAAGGGTATTACTGTTACCTGTCTTGTCTGTAAGTTGGGTGATGCCTTTTTCTATAAGTGTGGCGTCAGGAATAAAATCTTGAGTTGCAATCTCTCCCAGTCCTAAATTATTACGCGCTGTCGCTTTGTTATTAATATCAGATAAGTTATTAGCTTTCTGTAGAAATAACCCATTAGGATCTGCTAGTAGATTTTTCCAACCGGAAACTGATGTACTATCCGGATCTGTATTGTTATCTTCTACCCTATTCCACCAAATTTTACTTCCATCAGAACTGGCAACAATGGCCCCTTTAGGATAACCATCAATGGCAGCACTAAAATCAGCATTATATGAATACAAACCACCAGACATTGAATAACGTATTGCGGTAGTAATATCATTCAATATCCCGTTCATATCCTTGCCAGATGGAGGAATTCCACCAGCAGATATTGCTGTCATCGTTAACGGGGGAAAACCGCTCGGATACGTAGCTACTCCTTTTGCCAAGCTGCTTTCAGTTGATTTTGTTGCAATCTCGTTATAGTCTCCGGCGCTCGCAAACGGAACAGCAATAAGATTAGGTTTTTCAGTTGATTTCATTTGTTGGTATCCTTTGAACGATTGCGACACTGACACCAACCGGGTAAGGCAGTACTCCCGATGTTTGAACAATTGCTAATTCTGCTGTTGATAGCTGAAATTCAAATACATAACTCATCTTCATATTTCCATCATCAGTGATATATGCACGTCCACTATCGCTAAACATATAAACAAGCATTCTGTTGATGTTTGGTATAGTGCAGTCAGATATATTTGACATGGCTTTCATCATAATTAGCTTTCGGTACATCTGATCTGATAGCTCAATAGTTTTTGTTTTTGACTCCCCGGAATAAAATGGTGCTTGGTCAAATGGATTTGGATCTGTCGTTGTCGGAACATTCAGTAAAGCTTCACCAAAACCTATATATTTTACATTTTCATTAACAGTAAGCCGCCTGCTGACATTCACTATTTTTCCCCACACATCCAGTCCGTAAGTATTTGCTGTGTCAATGTTCCAAATCAGATCGTAAAATGTATTAATAAATTCAGCAGAGGAAACAGCAGCATTGAAGCTTAGAATAAGTGAGTTGAGTTTTGGACTAGCGGCATACTGAGCAAGAATAGTTGCTCCCACATTTTCCATTTATGAACCTACTAATTTCACAGATATATTATCAACGTCAAGCGTTGGGATTTCATCAATACCAAAACTAATTGATGTTGAATAAGTAATACCGTCACGGCTAAGCGTAATATTGTAAATATCAACACTCGATGTATCTATGTTATAAATGCCTGAATAATATCTACCAGCAAATAATGTAGATGCTATTCTTGCTCGCGTTCCACCGTCTTCTCCGTTAAATGCTTGCGCTATAGCTGACTTAACCTGTGTTTCAATATCAGCAGGAAGGTAATCGCTATTCGCAAGTGAGACGTCAACATAGACACGAATGGGCGCGGGTATCACATATTTAATTTCATATTCGGGGTAAGGCTGAACATAGTTTTCATCATCCACAATTGTGTGAGTTGTATTTCCGTTCGTAGGAATACCTGGAGGCTTTTTCTTCCAGATTGCTCTAGCGACATCCTCAGTTTTTCCCCCATACACAGCACTATAAATAGAGTTCGGCGCTATTCTGTATTTTGATACCCCGACCGTTTTTACTACCGAAGTATCATTTGAAATAACGTATGCATCTGCCACGCCATTTACTTCTAATACTGCGGCATAAATGGCATGTAATGAGTTTGTCGCATTTTTAGCAACAGATTGTTTACGACGATACTCAAAATTAGCGCGGGTTTCCTCATCTGCGCCAGGTACGCCAGCATTCGCATTACTGATACCAGACCAGCCGGGTGCCGAGCTATAAATCGTGTTCAAGTCATCAATTTTGCATGCTAACGGCCCTGTTGTTGAGTTTTGGAAAACAACATCAACAGAGCCTCTGTTATTGAATGATAAAGATACCCTTTTTTATCTTGAGCAATACTACCAATTGGAATAACTGTATTAACTAACCCAGTGCATGTTGCTGTTACCGTTGTTCCCGATGCTGGAATTCGATCTAAAAAATAAATTCGTCCGATAGCATCTTGAAAACGTCCGGTTGCATAATCCGGGTTAATTTGATTGACAATAGCAAGTAACTGATCGTTCTTGTCAGCAATGATAGCCGCATCACTCATTGCTATTTGACCTTGCGGTGTTGTTAAGCTCGTACTCATTGCACCACCCATTGCTGTAGCCAAATCATTTAACCGCCCATTTAAAATATCAACCTCGTCGGGCACAGTTAGACCCGTCTTTGTAAAGGTTACACCTGGAACACTTGTTGTCAGTACTGCAGAGTTAGTCATCAGAAATTTACCACCGTTGATTGATTGTTCGAGTCCGTTATTGTCATCATGCCCGCAATAGTTCTCTCCTTCCCATTTATAGCTTTACAAGTGGCAGACTGAACATAAGGTAACTTCATTGCTTCTTGTTGCATTTTGCTGTTGATTAGCTGAGTTCCCGGCCAATGTCCCAAAATTCGCTGGTAATAAGGAATACCCAATTTTGTGTCATACCAGCACTCCCCCAGATATGTACTACAGGCACAAGCGACATCCTGCGCTACAGAATAGGGATTATCAGTAATGGCGATATTTCCAGAATCATCTAACGTTAAATCCCATGACGCGGTATCAAGCAGAAGTGAACGAGTTTGCATTTTCGTACCTTATAGAAATAAAAAAACCGCAATTAAGCGGCCAGATATGAAAAAAACAGTACTAGACAGTTTAGTTATTATCTCTGAAATCCTGAGCTATTCTTGCCAGATAACTCATTATCTTGGGATTTCTAGCTTTTCCATGAGCATCAGGATGCATTATCGCCAATAAGGAATATTTGTTTTCTTCCAAGAGACCTTGAACATATACTAGACAAGCATCATTTTCTGGGCTATTTGATTTACACGTTCTATAATACTGAACCCTATTTGTAGGGAATGAATCAGGCGGAAAGCAAAGATGAATATGCATCATACATGATTTATATGCTGCTTCTGGCTGAGTGTAAGCAACATCCCTACCAAAATAATCAGGGACTTCTCCGGTTTCTTTATAGTGTTTAAAATCTTGCAGAATAGCCTGTTCAAGATCTGGATGCTTTAGGAAGACGTCATCAAAAAAATCTTTCCTCGTATACTCGTTTATTGATACATCCACTTGTTCCATTTATCACCCAGTAAATGAAAAATTCCCAGACTCAATCTTTTTGGTTGTATAAGCAGCCAATTCTGATAGAGCAGCTTTATTTATATCGCTTTTATAAATCTTAGGCAAAGTAAATAATTGACGAGAAAAATCATTAAGACGAGTTATCTCAAATCTGGCCTTTGCTATAGATTTCAGATACATCCTCATTTCTTGTTTTTCTTCATCAGGTCGATCTTGCTTCAACATAGCTTTGAGCCCCTGCTCAAATCCTCTCATTGTGGTTTCGCAAGCCTTATTAATTTCTATATCGTTTTGAAGCAAAATACCACGAATTTGACTTTCATCAAGGCTTAGGAGATTTAAATAATATTGGCTAATTTCATTAGCTAATGAATCAACAATCTCTCTTCTTTCTTGATATTGAGTTTTCAAATCATCCAGACTACAGATAGTTTCACCTACTTTAAAGCTAAGCATACTACAACCGTCCCTCGAATCCACATAACCAGCAGAGAATGAAGGAACCGACAGCACTCCTCCGAATAAAACTACTGCTAAACAATTCCTTAGTGATAGATTCAT